GCCCCATAGACGGGAGGTGAGCATTCACGATGAGCCGAATCTGAGGAATCCCGAGCTCGCAAATCGCGTTTTCGGACATCTGGGTGAAAATGGGCGTTCTCGAGCCTGGCTGCTAACGAGCGTTGTCAGAGCGGGCGACAGTTCATACCACTTCGGGGTGTCCTCTCGAGCGGACGCTGTAGCACAAACGCAAATAACACAACTTTTACGCTGAGTTTTGCGTTTTTAGCGGCCACACGATCGCGACCTGCGGGTTGGTCATCGCTCAGGGCCGGCCATCATACGTTCCATGCCAGCTCGATCAACCTGTCTCTGATCTCTTGGCTCATCTGCTCGTCGGCTGCGTCGTCAGCAATGTCGCCCTCGTCCAGCCAGTTGAGCAGCTTCTCGGCGTCAGCCGTCACACCGAAGAGGGCGGTGTGGAAGTTTGAGCTTGCGAGCAGGGCCACTTGCCTGTTTGTCATCTCCACTTTGTCATCTCCACCTAGTCGCTGCTCTCGATGTTCGTGTGCTCGACCAGGTGATCGACCACATCGACAGCAGCCTTCTCCTGCTTGACCTCTACTCGAGCAGCTTGCCAGGCAGACCAGTGGCCGGAGACCAAGGCCCACAGGGACAGGACAGCCACGTAGGTCACGGAGTTGATCCACCCTGTCGTGATGGAGACCGGGATCATGGCGATCCAGAAGATGGTCAGCCAGCCATTGACCCTGCGCATGAATATCGGGTCGCCTTGCACTGAGGCCCAGAGGGTCTTGATCAGGATCACGTGTCCACCTCGCAATGAGCATCGTCACTAGCCGGAACTATCTCCAGTGGGCCGACGACAGGGCTATGTACCCAGCGACGCCCGATGAGCCCTGCGACTGCGAATGGTGCGTCGACCCGGGCGGACCCAACCCCGCAGACCCCGGGCCCCGCCGCGTCCCAGACCGGCCCCCGGAGACATCCACGACGTGGCTCGCCAAGAAGGTCGCAGCCGCACAACGGAGGAAGCGATGACATACCCAGCGACGCCCACATTCTGGGTCGAGGAGTCCGGCGAGTGCTTCGTCTCCCTGCGGCGCTACACCAGTGCCCGCTACTTGGGTGCGACCGTGCCCGGGTGGACCTGCGCTGAGGGCTGGCACAACGCGATGGCACCCTTCGGTACCGTCCCGGCCGAGATCGACGACGAGGGCACCATGCGCGCCCAGCCCGCCGAGGCCGACCACGGCGACCCGCGCTGGCCGACGCACTGCGAGCGGGGCTGCGGCTATGCCTTCACCGAGACCGACCGCTGGCAGATGTTCACCGATCGCGGCTTCGTGAACCCGGCCACCGGCCAGGCCTACGCCAAGCGGGACTTGCCGCCAGGAGCGACCTACAGTGCGCCGTGGTACCGCATGTTCTACGCCAACCAGACCCCGCCGGACGACGGCATCACCTTGTGCGTGAAGCTGCCCAATGGCTCGGACTGGTGCGTCGACTCGCAGGCGTCCAACTGCGACCGCAAGGGCGAGGCACACTCGTGCTGGGTGCGCGAGGGCGATCCGCGCCAGTGCAACGTCACCGTCGGCAAGGGCGGCAATACGGGGGCCAACACCTGTACCGCCGGCGCCGGGAGCATCCTCGCCGGCGACTACCACGGCTTCCTCACCGCCGGCATCCTGACTGCCGGCTGATGGCCCGCTGGGAGACCGCCACCACCGATGGTGGTCAGCACGTCCACGTCCTACCCCTGGCAGACGTCACTGACCACGACGAGACCGACGACTGCGTCTGCGGGCCCACCATCGAGCCAGTGACCAGGGCCGACGGCAGCATCAGATGGGTGCTCATCCACCACTCCCTGGATGGACGGGAAGCCGATGAGCGTCACTGACTGACCGTTCCGCACCAGCTTGACCGATATGACCGTATGGGCGAGACCCTGCACCTCCTGAGCCACTGCGCCGGCCCGTGCTCGCATCCTCGCCTCAGGACGGACGGCCATGAAGCGAATGCTGCTAGCTGATATGGATGCCGTAGTGCTCAGTGCGCTCGGCCTATTGGTGGCCGCCGGCATCGTCGTGCACGTGTGGGGCCGCCGGCACGATCCGGGCCTGTGGTGGATTCCGTGATGACCAGCACCATCGCCGCCGTGGACGTAGCACTCGCCGGCTTGATCGAGATGTTGACCCGCGCAGTGAATGCCCCCGACCTGCCAAGCGTCAAGCGCTTCAGTGAGCGCATCGACGAGCAGCTCGAGGAACGCTGGGCGAGGATGGGACCTCTCGAGCGGCAGCACGCGAAGACAATATCTGTCCAGTGCTGGACAGATATTGTCCAGGTGGGTGCTGCAAAATCGACGGACAGGACGTAACAACGCACGTTTGTATCCGCCCGTCTCGTCGACGTCCCGGCGACAGGGTGTGGATGCCATCCACATCAGCGTCAACTGTAACCAACTGGATTCGACTGCTGAGCACAAGAAACGGCTGCATAATCCAGATGAGCACGCTTGAGGCGGGTTCAAGTCCCGCTCCCGGCACTAAAACAAACAGCCTCTGACCTGCGGAGATGCGAGTCAGAGGCTGTTTGCTGTTGCTTCGCATCCACATCTCATCCACACTAGCCTCATGACGGACCTGACACACACCGAGTTCCTGCTGGCGTGCATCGCTGAGGACGAGATCGCAATCCGGGCGCGGTGGAAGCGTGGCGACATGACGGACGCTTCGTACTGGGGCACTCCCTATCAACCGTCTCGACTCCTGGCTGAGTGCGAGGCGAAGCGGCGGATCATAGCGTTGCATGAGTCGTGGCCGACCCTGGTCGAGACGCCGATCGAATCCGAGATGAGCCACTCATTCAAGGCGGCTACGGGTGACACCATCGGCGGCACCGTGCTCCGAGTATCCAAGCAGATGGCCTGGCTCACCACGCGCGAGTATGTGGCGCGCTTCGGCATGGACCCACCCACGGCGCCGATCCTCGCTCTCCTTACCCTGCCCTACGCCGACCGCCCAGGTTGCCGGCCGGAGTGGTTGCCATGATCGAGCCCTGGCATGGCTACGCGACATGCCCGGTGTGTGGCAGCACGGACATCAGCGAGGACACCGTGGAGGACCCAGACATCCTCGTTGTGTCCTGCAGCGGCTGCGGGCAGACCCTGATGGATGAGTACGTCGGGAAGGATTAAGCCGTGGCGAGCCTGAGAAAGACTGTGATCAAGACCGGAGCCCCCCGGTGGCAGGTGCGCTGGCGGCAGGATGGCAGGAGCGTCTCGGAGACCTTCCCGACCGAGTCTGGGGCCATCAAGTTCCGCGGCCTGGTGGATGCAGCTGGCCAGCGATACCCCCACGGCTGGGTGCCCGGCCGTGGCTTTGCGCCCGCCCTAGCGCGCCCTACCCTGGCGCAGTGGTTCGACCGCGCCATCGACTCGCGGCCCGGGGCCAATATCCGGACCCGCTCGGACTACCGTCGGGACTTTGCTGGCCACGTGCCGGCTTGGCTGGCAGACAAGCCCATCGAGACGATCACCCGCGAGGACGTCGGTAAGTGGTTGGTCGAGCTGGCGAGCACTCTGAAACCCAAGACGATCCACAACATCCACGGCATGGTCTCGTCCGTGATGAAGGACGCGCAGACCGACGGGCTGCTGACCCTCAACCCGTTCCAGGGTCGATCCAAGAGCGTCCCGGTCAGGCATGAGGAGATGGTGTTTCTGACGCCGGCGGAGTTTGCCGCCTTCCTGGGGTTCGTCAGCGAGCACTACCGGCCGTTGGTGACATTCCTGTTCGGGACCGGCCTACGTTGGAGTGAGGCGACCGCCCTGCAGACGCAGCACATCGACCTACCCGGTGAGCGGCTCTTCGTGGTGACGGCCTGGAAGCGTCAACCTGGAGGCAAGCCTCTCTCGCTGGATCCCAAGAGCGTGAGGAGCCGTCGCACGGTGACGCTGACTGCCAGGATGAACAACCTCCTGGCATCGCAGACCTACGGCAAGGTGGCGGGTGATCTAGTGTTCGCCAACAAGGCCGGCCACCGGATCTCCAGCGGGACCTTCTACAACGGGGTCTGGGACCCGGCCCGCAAGAAGGCAGAAGCCGCGGGCTTCGGCAAGCATCCTCGAGTGCATGACCTGAGGCACTCACATGCCGCCGTCCTGCTATCCGGCGGCCAGCCAGTTCTGGCCGTCTCCCGGCGCCTGGGGCACGCCAGCGCTGCGATCACCAGCGACCTGTATGGTCACCTGCTCCCAGAGGTCAACGTGGCCCTGGTGGGCCTGCTCGGCGACGCTGGCGTCTAGACGCCGCTCCATCTGGACCGCGTTGTTGAATGGCGCGGCCAGCTTCAGGCGACCGGCCCGGCAGCAGCGTTTCTCGATCGCCTCCATCTCCATGCCCAGCCGCTGTGCGATGACAGCCGGCGTGCAGCTGGAGAGCAGAAGTTCGACGTTCTCGAGGAGCTGCGCCGTGGTGAGCTCGGCCTCGTCCTGGATGCGCCGCAGCGCGGCGATGGTCATACTCGCTCCGGCGATGGTCGCTGCGCAAACTGGCGAACCTCGTCGGCCACGAGCTGGGCGCCCTTGACGGCCCCGAGCTTGATCAGGAGTCTCTGGTCGCTGGTCAGTGGAGCGCTCATGTGGTTCTGGACGTAGGCGACGGCTTCGTCGGCAAAGGTCTCGGCACCGAGCAGATCGAGCAGGATGGATGCTGCATTGGCCGATGGCTCACTCATTGGCAAGACGCTGCTGTGTGATGACGGCCTTCTGGAGCTGGGCAAGGAGCGCGTTCGTGCAGGCTTCCGCGTTGTTGGGAGTCTCTGCGCTGGCCATGTCCTTGAAACTGGTGGCGTTGACGCTCTCACGACCGCCCAGGAGGATCCTCGGGCACTCGTAGTGACCGGCCCACTCGATCGCCTTGATGGCGTCAGGGTTGTCCAGGTGGCCTTGCCCACCTGGACAAGGAAGAGGCTCATCCCGTCACCGAGTTGCCATGGAAGGTCCGTTTCAGTCCCTGCTCCATGACTTCTCGCCGTGCCTCGAGCATCACCTCTGTCTGCTTGGTGATGCCACCTCGCGTAGGTACGAGGTCATCCTGCTGTTTGGGCGCTACCGCGGACTCCGCGGCCAGGGCACTGAGGTCGGCGTCGGTGAATCGGTACTTGGAGCCGAGCTTGTGATGGGCGATCTTGCCGTCGCGGCACTGTTTCCAGATCCAGTCGACGCTCATGCCGGTCATCTTGGCGGCCTCGTGGGCGGAGTAGAAGGTGATCATGGCTGGGTCTCGACCAAGTGGGATCAGATCTAATCAATCGGCGTCGGTGACGCTCGAGGTGGATCAACACGACGTAACAACGTGCGTTAGTACGTCGTGTCCGCGGTCGATATGGCTAAAGTCCCGACACGCTTGAACGAAGGAGTGGCCCCAATGAGTGACACCAAGCTGAGCGTCGAGCCCGAGCCGCAACCCCGCGACGCGGCTGGAGAGCTCATCCCCACACCCGAGACGCCACCGTCCGAGCTCAAGGGCGAGGCTCTGGCTCAGGCGCTGGATGACGCAGGACTGCCGAAGACCGGCACGGCCGACGAGAAGCGAGCCTCACTGGCTGGCGAGCCGGACCCTGGTGACGTCTCCGAGGAGTTCGCCAACCCGGGCCTGGCCATGGGTGCGCCGGCCTACAACCCGCCCGAGGGTTTCGAGCACACGGCCTACAGCCCGGAGAACGTCCACCACATCAGCTGAGCTGAATGGAATAGACAGTGCCTCAGGGAAACCCCTGAGGCACTGTCGTGTCTAACAACGCCCGTTGGCATCTTTGATCAGGGGCACTCGAGCCGATGGATCCAAGCGAAAGGAAGGTTCCCACATGGCTCTGACCAGGACCACCTACTCGCAGGCCGCTTCTCTGACCTTCGGGGACGTCACGATCTCCCCAGCTACTCTGGCTGACGGCACGCTGGCCCAGCGCTTCGATCCGGCAGCCTTCCCTCAGAAGGGCGTCAAGTTCGCCGGACGCAGGGGGGTCACTGTTGTGGCGCCGGTGCTGACCAAGGGCACCGTCCTGACCACTGGCGGCACCTTCGCCGCGGCCACGTACTTCTGGAAGATCACAGCAGTCGATGCTGGTGGCGGCGAGAGCCCGGTGTCCAACGAGATCACCAACGCCATCGCCCTCAACGGCACCATCGCGATGTCCTGGGTCGCACTCACGAACGCCGTTGGCTACAAGATCTACCGCGGCACGGTCACGAACACCGAGAACAAGCTCGTGGCCACCCTGGGCGCGGTGACCAGCTACATCGACACCGGCACTGCCGGCACCACAGCCACCCTGCCGAGCGCAGACACCACCGGACGTGCCGTCCCGCGCGCCGCTCGCACCACCCATGGAGCCGGCTCATGATCACCTTGATCCTGGCTATCTTGGCCCTGATCTGCTTCATCATCGCCGTGCCAGTCAGGGCCTTCGCCGGCCCGAAGGCCAGCGTCAGTTTCATCGCACTGGGTCTGGCCATCCTGACCCTGACCCTGGTGCTCTCGGCAGGGCACGTCACGATTGGAACCAGATGAAGCTCACTGTGGGCACGGTGACGCCAGTGCTGATCCCAGTGCCGGAGGGGAGTGACTCGGTGTTGATCCAGAACCTGGGCACCGGAAATGTCTATGTCGATGGCAACCCCGCGGTGACCACCGCGACTGGCGTGAAGATCGCGGCCGCTGCCAACCTGGTCGTCTCCAGCCCAAACAATGTCGGAGAGCTGTTCCTCATCTCTGACGCAGCCTCCACCGACGTCCGCTACATCGCCTAGGAGAAATCATGGCTGACCTGTCCCTTCCCCGTGAGACCGGCTCTGAGAAGTCCGAGCTGGAGTGCCCGATCTGCGGCGGCCTGGTCCCCGCAGTGACCTCGGCATACGGCTCGACCTCCCCGGGCGCCTGCCCGGTCTGCTGGCCCGCTGCGGCCCCCACACAGCTGCAGGCTCAACAGGCGGCTGCCAATGAGCTCAAGGGCGACGCTTTGGCGGCAGCATTGGACGACGCAGGCCTGCCGAAGACGGGTACGGCTGATGAGAAGCGGGCCTCGCTGGTGGAGGACCTGGCTACTCCTGCTCCTGAGTCAGCGGTCCCTCCAGCCTGAGCCGTACGTAACGAAGCCCGCCTCACTTCCCTGGAGGCGGGCTTCGTGCTGTCAGAGGCCTCGCGCGCGCACGCGCGATAAGTTATGCGAGAGTCCGGTGGAAAAACGTTCTGGCCAACTTCTGAGGTGATGCAGGGCGGGAAGCAGGAAGCAGGGTCTTGATTGTAGAACCGCGCGGGTCGAGCCTGTCAAGGCCCAATCCTCAACAATCTCAACGGCTTTGGCGACAACGTGCGTTGTTACGTCGTGTCGGCGTAGGACCCGTTCTAACGCGCGTTGGCAGCGAGATCCTGGCCGAATCTGGTTGCGCCAGTGGAGGTCTCAGCGGTAGCCTTGTCATATCGACAACGTCCACGAGGAGACACCATGTTGGTCGGCCCGTACATGTCAGAGGTCCCAGCCGTGGTGCAGCTTCGCGGGCCAGCAGGCGAGGTGCTGTGGGAGGGTCCACCCCCTCTTGTTGGCCTGACCGGCATCGTTGGCACTGTCTGTGCTGCGACCCGCGTTGACGGCACCGTGCTGTATCACTTCACCTCCTGGACTGCCGTGCGTGAGGGTGAGACGTTCAGCGTCCTGCCGGCGACCGGTGGCGAGATCCCGGTGGAGGTCTCATGAGCGGGAAGACGTACCAGAACATCGAGCCGGTCGAGCTCGCTCCAGGCGAGTCCAAGGCTGCGAAGTTCGTCGCCGACGACGGGACTGAGCACGTGTTCATGGTCAGCATCTCGGACGCCGGGGAGGTCACGGTCATCACTGACGACATGTCGATCACCGCCCAGGAGGTTGGATTATGACCGGAGTCACCACGACCCACGGGGACAAGCAGCGGAACGCCCTGATGCTCTACATGCGGGCGTTCAGGGACACCCAGCACTACCTGCCCACCATCGCTGAGATCTCCGCCGGCCTGGGGATGGCCAGGACCGCAGTGGTGTGGCACCTAGAGATGCTGCGCGACGAGGGCCGCGTCGACTACGTGGACGGCCACATGGCCCGCTCGCTGAAACTGCTCGGCCGATGATGAAGACGGTCGTCTCGCACTCGGCCGAGTGGTCAGGTCAGAAGTCTGGTGGTCGCCAGCGGATCACCAACATGGAGAAGCTGGCGCCGGGCTTCGCTGAGCCCCAGATGCTGGCGGCGGTGACCCTTCCATCGATCGCAACCCCGGGGCTTGTCGACGTGCCCTGGATGCCTCCCGAGAGTGGTCCACTGGCTGGGCGCAACGCCTCGGGCAGGAAGGTCTCGCCACAGTCGACATCGTCCCCCTCGATATCCAGGTCCAGTGTTATCACGGTGGAGGCGTCAGCGCCCGCGGGCGGCCAGGTCGTGATGCGGGTTCGCATGGGCCGCACGAAGGAGCGCAAGGGTGATGTCGGCGGCTACCCGCTGGACGTCGTCACGACGCAATATCTGGACGGTAAGGCCCTGCGGGTCGCCGCCACTAAGCAGTACTTCCAGGAGGACGAAGTGGCATTTGACGCGGTTCCTGCACGGACCAAGGACATCACCGACTTCGGCCGGCTGACCACGGCCGCGAAGTCTCTGGCGGTGTCCATGGCGGCGTTCGGTCCTGACAACGAGCCGAGCTCGGAGCAGCTGGCGGTGTTCATCGCCGGCTACCGCAACCTGCTCGAGTGGCGCCGCAAGGTGCGCCAGCAGATGACCCGGGCCGAGGGCGAGATCGACGCCGTCGAGACCCTGCTGACGCAGATCCTCTAATCTGTTGCCGACCCGCTGTGGATGGTCACCCAGAGCGAGTATCAAGCCGCGTGCGCCGCGGCCATGCCCGAGAAGGATCTCTTGGCGTCGGTGCGGGAGATGGCGGTGACACTGGGCTACCTCGTCTACCACACCCATGACAGCCGTCGAAGCGAGGGCGGCTGGCCAGATGTGGCGATCGTGGGTCATGGCCGATTCCTGGTGCGCGAGCTGAAGCGCCAGTCTGGCCGGCTTGGCCGGGTCACTCCTGAGCAGAAAGCGTGGCTGGCCGCCCTGGCCGATGCAGGCGTGGATGCCGGGGTGTGGCGCCCGGCCGACCTCTTATCGGGCCAGATTCTCGCCGAGCTGAAAGGCGGCGTAGTAACGGGCGTTGGCACCAAATCATCCAGTGTTACCGTCGCCGATGTGGCGACATCCGTGCAATACTCAGGGCCGCGACCCTAAGTGGTCTAACGCAGCTCACGCATCTCACGCATCTACGCATCCCTGTCCTTTGACATTGGGAGCCCGTGACGTGCCTGCCCCTCTCGCCATCCCTGCATCCACCTCCGTCATTCCCGCGGCGATGCAGGCGAACTACCAGCCAGTGGTTATCAGTCTCAACCGGGTGGCCACGCCCAGTGGTCAGTACATCGAGGTCCTCGGTGATGCCGAGCGTGACTTCTATGAAGGCCAGCGCAAGGCCTACATGGCCCAGAACCTGTTCACCAACACCAGCGACCTGCTCGACCTGGACCGGCTGCTCTTCCTGGAGCTGCTGATCTATCGGGCTACGTCCTTTGTCGGGTCCGGTCAGGACTACGACGGGCTGCCGCTCTCCGACTCCGCCGAGGTGGCCCAGCGGCGGAGCTTGAAGGAAGCTTCGGCGCTGATCTCCGTGATCAAGAACGACCTCGGATTGACCAAGTCGCAGCGCGACAAGGACGCCTACAGCTCGGTGGGCACGTACATCACCCAGCTCAAGCAGCGGGCCAAGGAATTCGGGGTCCACAGGGAGAAACAGGTCTCCACCGGGATCACCTTGTGCAAGCAGCTCTTCGCGATCGTCGGGGCCTACGACCGCAGCGACGAGGTCGAGCGCAGAAAGATCGGCTTCGAGAATGCGGACGAGATCCTCGAGTGGATCCGAACCGTCATGGTCGCCGAGTTCGACGCGATCGACACGGCGTTCATAGCCGGAACCCAAAAATACTGGACCGACCAGTGACAGCCTCGAGGGGTGTGCTCGGCTACGCTCGTCGGCCCGGCCGCACTACGGCGGAGCGTCTTGAGGAGCGCCTCGTTGATGGTCTCAATGGCTGTCGTGAGTTCACCGGCGAGACCAATCCACAGGGGTATGGGAAGACCAGTTATGAGGGTGGCAAGTTCGTCTACGCCCATCGCCTTGCCTGGGAACTAGTCAATGGTCCTGTTCCTCCCGGCCTCCATGTCCTTCACCACTGCGACAATCCACCGTGCTGCCAGACCGAGCCGACCCCGGGCTACCCCGATGGGCACCTGTTTGCTGGCACACAGCAGCAGAACAATGCCGACCGTGACGCCAAGCGTCGCCAGTGGAATCAAGACAAGCCCCACTGTAAGTGGGGCCATCCTTTCGATGAGGCCAATACCTACTGGCGGCCGGACGGTAACCGGGATTGTCGGATTTGCCGACGCGAGCGCCACGAGGGTCGTCGGGGGGGTGGACCCCTTTAGCAAGAACGCGGACTGGGCCCGGGCCAGCGCTCTGTGCCCACCGGAGCGCTATGGCAGCCAGGACTGGCTGGACCACTACGAGGAGAACCCGGACATCCTCACGAAGATGCTGGGCGACATGTACCGGGTCTACAAGTCCGAGGAGGCCAAGCGGGCGGGTACGGCGAATCCTGCTGGCGGCCGGCGCAAGGCGCACATCAATGGCAACCTCGACGAGCTGTGGTCGATCATCACCCCGCGGTTCTCCACCCAGCCGTTTCACCTCGCCTTCGCTGAGCTCAAGGGCGCCAGGAGCCTGCGGGCCTTCGCGATGAAATGCGGCATCGACTTCAGGAGTTTGAGCCGCCTCGTGCAGTCCAGCGCAGGCACCCTGAAGGGGCGCCAGGCTCCTCTGACCCGCTACGACCTCGAGGCGATCGCCAAGGCCGGAGGAGTGCATCCAGCGTTCTTTGTGGAGTGGCGCCTGCTGGTTGTGCAGGATCTGGTCACCGAGGTGTTCGCTAACCAGCCGAACCTGTCGATCTCGATGCTGAGAAACCTGTCCCACTGAAGGAGCACAATGTCTAGAGAGTCAGACCAGAAGAGGTACGACGCCGCCTGTCACGCGATGCAGACCGGGGTGAAGTGGGAGATGGAGTACGACCTACTTCGAGGGGTAGAGCCTCACGCCACCACTCCCAAGCATCTGCGGGTCGGGGTCAACTCCGCACTGGTCTCCCATGGGGCTCTGGTGAAGCTGTTGGTCGAGAAGGGCGTCATCACCGAGGACGAGTACGTGACCTCCCAAGCTGACGCCATGGAGGCCGAGGTCAAGCTCTATGAGGATCGGGCGAACCGCGGCAACGTCGGCGGTCCAGTCCTGCACTTCGGCTGATGAGCGGGCGCGCACGACCTCGCAACGCGGCGGCGGCCAAGGCACGCACCATGGCGGTGCAGAACAGGTATCGCAAGTGGGGCACGCCAGCACCCGATCTACCCACTCTTGGTGGGTCAGGTTGCTGGTGCGGCAAGCCCAACTGCCATGACTGGCCAGGCCGCGAGGGTGGGGCGCCACATCCTCGGTAGATCCTCCATCTACTAACGCCCGTTGTTACGTCGTGTCCATTGGAAAGGTCTCATGCCAGCGATCCTTGCTCTTGACGAGGAAGAGCACTATCTCGCTGCGCTGATGGACGACCCGAGCGGGATCGACCTCGCGGAGGCGTTCTGGACCGATGACACCCCCGGCCGCTCGCACCGCCGGTACCGACTGTGGGACTTCCAATACGCGCTCTACTGGTGCGAGGAGACCTTCCAGGCGGACAAGATGGCTCGCTCGCTCGGGAAGAGCGCGGGGATCATCATGCGAGCCTGCGCGTTCCCGCTCGCCTTCCCTGGCCAGGAGATGCTCATCACCGCTCCCGAGCTCAACCACCTCAGCCCCGTCGTGGATAAGGTCGAGGAGAAGATCAAGGCGATCCGCCTCCTGCGTGAGATGCTTCCCAATGTCAAGGGTGGGGGTATCCGGCATCAGCCGCAGTTCCAGGCCTCGTTTGTCAACGGGTCTCGGATCATGGGTCGGTTGCCGCAGCGGACTGGGATCGGCGTCAAAGGTCAGCACCCGCTGGTGCTCGAGCAGGAGGAGTCGCAGGACTACCCGGGGCCTGGCTGGATCGAGCTCATCGAGACGATGAAGCATGGCATCCCTGGGGCCCAGTGGCGGGCCCACGGGGTCTCCAACGGCGTTCGGGACACCTATCACCGGATTACCTCCGGTGATGAGATCGATCCAGACATGCCGTTCCACGTCCATCAGTACCCAGCGATGTACCGCCCGACATGGTCGGCAGCGGAGCGCAAGCAGAAGATCTCCATCTACGGCGGCAGCAGGGACAATCCTGACTACAAGCGCAACATCTACGGCGAGGCTGGCAGCGTCTCTGACAAGGTGTTCGTGCTGGCCCGCCTGATGGCCTGCGTGCGCATCAACGAGTCCAGCTGGGCCACCGACTACAACGAGAATGTCTATTCCTGCATCAAGATCGAGGGTGAGTCGCTCGAGGGCCGTCCTATCGAGTCGCTCATCAATCTGCCGGCCAGTCACCTGCACAAGGCCTATGCCTCGTACTGGGCTGGGATGGACCTAGGTTTCACCAATGACCCGTCCGAGCTGCTGATCTTCGGGGTCATCCGGCAGAAGCGAGGCGGTGAGGAGGTCGACGTGCTGCGTCTGCTGGCTCGCATCCACCTGATGCGCGTCAGTGCCGTTGACCAGGAGAAGGTCATTGCCAAGGTGTTCGACTTCTACGGCTTGCGCCTGCGGGCTTTGTCGATGGACAAGAGCGGCAACGGCCTGCCGGTCTGGCAGCACATGGACAAGGATCCAACCCACGCGAAGATCCGTGACCGGATCAAGGGGTATGGCTTCTCCGAGAAGAAGGCCGTCGAGTTCGACGACCGGCCGCTGGTGGGCAAGGAGACGCCAGAGGATGCCGTGATCGAGAAAAGCATCATCGAGTTCGCTACGGACAAGCTGCGCGAGTTCGTCGATGCGCAGGAGGTCGAGCTGCCGTATGACAAGGAGCTGCTGACCGAATTTCAGGGCCAGGTCGTTGTCTACAGCCGGGAGTCCAACGGCTCCGGTGGCCGGCGCAAGCGCTACGGCGGTGGGTCCTTCCACACGCTGGATGCTGCGAAGGTCATGATCCTGGGCAAGGAACTTGAGGCTATCGAGCTCGCGCTGGCCCCGAAGCGCCGCGGGCCCGTGCTGGACGCCTTCGTCGGATAATCGCAGATTCTGGTCGAAAAGGCCGGACATGAAGGCACTTGTCGAGGGATCTGAAGAGCATGGCTACATTTCGCAACGCGCTCCCGACCCCGCACTCCTGGCCGCGCTCGCTCACTCCATGGCCCCACTGCGCCCCAGTCATCCAGAGGCCTTCCTGAATGGGGCTCGCCCCATGCCAACGTCCGTTGGCAGCCACGCCGAGGTGCTCCTGGAGCTGGCCGGCATCAAGGCGGCTATTCGCACCTGGTATGAGAAGCAGCCGGACGAGGTGATTCGGGAGGCGTCTGCTTACTCCGCCCGGCTCACGGAGATGTGGACCGAGTTGCGCATCCTCGAGAGTTACGACAGGCAATATACGCAATTGCGGACGCAGCAGGTCACTCCCGTCATAGAGGAAATAGACCGGCAATTCCGCTTCGCACAGTCCCGGATCGCCATGTCGCGCCAGGATCTTGACCTGAACCGGACAGGCGCATGAGCGACCGCGAGGTTGGCACCGGAGAGATCCCCGGCGAGCGGCTCACCGAGCAGGTCAATGTCGTCTTCGGGCCCAACGCCGGCGCCGCCGACGTCCCGAACATCGACAAGGGCATGAGGCAGATGGCCTACCAGCTGCAGAGCTGGGTCAACAACATGCGCGCCGTCACCGGCCAGAGCGGCCTGTTCGACCGTGGCAAGTACGTCTCCAACGACAACGTCTACAACCAGATGCTGACTGCCCGTGCGGCGGTCAAGGACGACGACATCTGCGCCTCGGTGGCCGAGCTCACCGAAGGCATGGCCTTCCAGGGCATGAAGTGGGAGTCCTCTGACTGGGACACCACGGACCTGTTCAACCAGATGGCCGCCGAGCAGGATCTCGACTCCCTGATCCGCAAGATGTGGAGAGAAGAATTTACATATAGCCAAAGTGTGGCGGCCTTCTGGTGGGACGAGGGTGAGTTCGTCGTCCGCGGCGAGACCGACAAGGGCAACAAGAAGAAGCGCCGGGTCAAGGTGTGGTACCCGCGCGCCATCACCCTGCTGGATGCCGTCAAGATCGTCCCGGTGGGCCTGCTGGCGTTCGGCCAGGAGCGCCTGGCATGGAAGGCCACCCGGCAGGAGTCCATCGCCTACAACGCCATCGTCATGGGTGATCTGCAGGACGAGCTGATGGAGCGCTTCTACACCGGCCAGTACATCCCGCGTGACGGTGACGAGATGCAGGAGCTGACCTCGCTGCAGGTCGACGTCTCCCAGCTCCTGCTGCTCGATGACCGCTACGTGGCCCGGCACTGCATCACCAAGCCTGATTACGAGCGCTTCCCCGACGTGCGCCTCAGGAGCGTGTTCCGCCTGCTTGACCTCAAGCAGCAGTTGATGGAGTCCGACCGGGTCAGCCTGATCGGCGCCGCGAACTTCATCCTGCTGGTCAAGAAGGGCGACAAGGACAGTCCTGCGTACCCAGAGGAGATCACCAACCTCAAGGAGAACTACTCGACCTTGGCGAAGCTGCCGGTGATCTTCTCCGACCACCGCCTCAACATCGAGATCATCACGCCCAAGACGGACCTCACGCTCGATCCTGACAAGTACGAGGTGCTGGACAACCGCATCGCTGCGCGGCTGCTCAACACCTTGAACGTCGCCGGCTCTCGCTCTGGTCAGCGATCCGACAACTCGCTGACGATGAGTCGCCCGGTCGCTCGGTCGATGGAGGGGCGCCGGCACATGATGCGCCGGTTCCTGGAGAAGCAGATCGCCAAGGCCGTCGTGGAGCATCCCAAGAATGCGAGCCTCTTCACTGAGGGTGCTCCGTCCTTGGCGTTCACACCGCCGAACATCCAGCTGGATGCCGATGCTGGCACTATCCAGGCGCTCATGCAGGCGCGGACGACCGGCGATCTGTCCCGCGAGTCCTTCCTGGACTACTTCGGGTTCGACCAGGAGGTGGAGGCCATGCGGGTTGCCTTGGAGGCTCTCAAGTACGACGGCATCTTCCAGACGCGGGTGCCCTTCGACTCCCCGAGCAACAACGACGCTCGAGGTGCCAGTGAGCCGGGTAGTGGCACCGGCACCGCCCCGTCGGCCCAGGCTCCGGCCGGTGCGCGCGGTGGCCGGCCAGCTGGTGGCGGGAAGCCCAAGCAGAGCCCCGGCGGGGTCAAGACAGGGAGTGTGAAGTGAGCAGTGAAGTGAGCAAGGAGCGGGCCGCCATGACCATGCAGAACCGGGCTCATGGCTTCGTGTGGCCGCCAGGACTGCCGCCGTGTGCCATGTGCGGGCGCGACGCCAACGACCAGATTCACATCACGCCCACTCGCGGTGGCCTGCATGGTCACTCTTCGATGCCCATGCCGATTCGGGCGGCCGACCAGTCCACACCGAACCTGCCCACCCGGGCCCATGGCTTCATGCTCAGCGCCCCAGGGCTGACGGCCGGGATCACCTGCCAGCGGTGTGGGAGCACCATGGCCAACGGTATCCACGCTCTCGGCCTGCCTTCGGGCATGGTGCCGCTGTCCAGCAACTCCGGGCTGTATGGCTCAGGTCTGGCGGCCACGCTGAGCTCTGAGCACCCTCAGGCCGCGTTCGTTGCCGAGATCGGCCACCGGCTGGTGTTCGCGGCACCGGTGACCACGGGCTTCAATGACGACCAGCTGCCGCGGGAGATCGCCTCGCAGTGGCAGAAGGCCCGCAGTGACAACCCGTACTACATGTGGATCGCTGGCCGCTACGTCGAAGCTGACCGGCCCAATCGCAACTCTGCCTACTGGTCTACCGCAGACCTCGAGCTCGGCCAGCCGACCGTGACTCACGGGCCGATCAACTGGCTGCACGAGGAGAAGCACATCATCGGCGCCATCGCTGGCTCCGAGATGGTCCACGTCGAGCGTGAGGCTGCCTCGGCAACGGGCGTTGGCAATCACATCGTCATGCTCGGCGCCATCTGGTCCCACATCTACCCGCAGGAGGCCAACGTCATCCAGCGGGCCAGCGAGAACGGCAAGCTCTGGGCCAGCATGGAATGCGTCTCTCAGGAGGTCGCCTGCCTGGTGTGCGACAAGACCCTGAGCTACCCGGACTACATGAAGCAGGAAGCCGGCGGGTACGCGAACCGCTGCGATGACATGAAGCAGGGGATGCCGCGTCGTTTCGTGGATCCGACCTTCGGTGGCGCCGGCATCATCGTGCCACCGGTGCGCCCGGGCTGGGCGAACGCTGAGATGCGGGTGCAGATGCCAGAGGCGGCTCGGCTCGCAGAGCGCCAGGCCGCCTGCTTCGGTGGCATGACCACTTCGGAGGCTGAGCTGGTCGTGGCCCAGATCCTGGCTTCCGTATCGGAGCCACAAGTGAAAGGGGAAGTAAATGACTGACATTCAAGAGGTAGCAAGGACTCTGATCGTCAAGTACTTCAACGACCGAGTTGAGAAGACCGACGGGGTTGTGATCACCATTGGCGACGTGTACGTCGTGTGGTTCTGCAAGACGCTCGAGAACTGGAAGGCTCTTTTGAGCACCACGGTCCCGGATGGCATGTACTACGAGGTCACCCACAGCGGCAACGCGAAGGAAACCTACATCGACGCGTACAAGAAGTTCGACAACGTCGCTGTGCTTGACGAGCAACTCTGACGACCCGTCGCCGAGTAGGCGACACCTCTTTCCTGACTAACGCCCGTTGGCGGCTCCTGTTCTGAGGGGGCTACTAACGGGCGTTCTCGGATGTTTGCCCGCTTGGCCGATGCGTCTTGTCGAGCCGGTCATTCCGCCCGGCGATCTAGCCGAGGAGGGCAGATGGCAGACCGGACCTTCACCGAGGGTGAGGCCTACGCACTGGTCGATGACGCCGTCAAGCGCGAGACCGCAGCGGCCGCGATTCGGATCTCTGAGCTTGAGGCCACTCTCAAGACCGCCAACGACGTCCTTGTGGCGGAGAAGGCTGCAGAGACCAAGCGCGCAGACCAGGCAGCGCAGGCGTTGATCGACTTCAAGGACGGCATCGAGCAGGAGACCGCGCGGGTGGCACTTCGCACCGAGCGCGTCGCGGCTGTGGCTGAGGCCACGGATCTGCTGGAGATGACGGACGAGCGGGCCGATCGCATCACTGCCATGGACGAGGCCGCTTTCGCCTCCTACGTCAGTGACCTGCGCGAGGTCGCCGCAAAGGCACCCAAGGACGACCCCGACGCGGCGGCTGACGCCAAGGGCGGGGACGACAAGGACGAGGACGACGCCAAGACCAAGAACGTCGAAGTCAAGGTCAAGGGCAAGATCCCTCGCGAGTCGGCCGCATTCGGCGGCACGGCTTCCACCGCCAAGCCCACAGGAACGGTCATCGGCGTCATCGGCGCCTCCCGTGCCCTGCGGGTCGGCTGAGAAGGGAGGAGACACCAATGGCATCTGACTACGGACTCAACTTCGGGTTCCGACGCTCGGACGAGAGCGTCGCTGTTCGAGAGGGTCGGCTCAAGACCCCACTGACTGGGACCTTCCGTATCGGCTCGCTGGTCATGTTCGATCCGGCCAGCATCGGCTTCCTCAAGGCCGGCACGTCTGGCGTGATCGGCGAAGGCGCGACCGTGGGACTGCTGGTCCAGGAAGAGATCTGGAACCGGAGCATCTACGAAACGAATCACCTCGATTCGTTCGGCCTGGGGCTGGCGTATAACAACCGCCCCTCGGTCATCGTGGCTGGCGCCGGAACCAAGGTCTGGTTCAAGAACACGGCGTCCAGCACTCGCGGTGACGGTCGTGTCATTGCCGCGGTGACCATGGTCGACCTGACCACGGGCACGCCGGCGGTCCTGGACTACCTGACGTGGAACGGAACCACGTTCGCCAAGGGCACTGGAGCCTCCGACTCCATGTTGCGTCTCACCGCCATCGATGCTTCCGCAGGCACCTGCGAAGCCGTCCTCATCCGCTGAAAGGGGTGACCATCATGAAGAGTTCGATTCAGACACTCGCCCGCACTCATGCGGCCGTGGATCCGTGGGGTCATTCTCCTCAGCTCGCTGAGGAGTACCTCAAGGCCAAGGAGGACCTGAACCAGCAGGCGAAGGACCGCTGGGATGACCCAGAGTTCCACCGTCAGGTCGCGGCTGACCTGGAGTCGATCCTTGACTACCAGTTCACCTTCGAGAACCTCTTCTCGACGTACTTCAACGTTGAGAACGTGGGCGAATGGGACAAGGTCATCCTGCGGGAGCGCAGGGGCCTGAAGGTCTTCTCGACCTCGCGTGGCGGTTACATCGAAGAGAGCCAGCTGCGCAACGAGATGTGGGAACTCCCTCGCGAGACGATGGGCTTCCACGTCAGCGAGCACATCGACAAGCTCCGCATGAACTTCGCGGAGACCATCGAGGATCTCGTGTCCTTGGGAGGGCAGCGCCTCGAGGCTGAGGTCAACCGGCGCATCTTCAACCTCCTGCAGACCGCGGTGCCGAACACCAGCCCGTACTACGTGGCCGTCACCGGCATGTCGAAGGCCGATGTGGACACCGCCATTCGCAACGTCCGTGACGCGATCAAGCCGAACGGGATGGGTCCTGTGCCTGTCACGATCATCGGCCGGGCCTCCATGGTCGACCAGATCTCCGACTTCAACCTCGGGTTCGACCCTGAGGCCACCGAAGAGATCCGGGCCAAGGGACGTCTGGGCGTCTACCGCGGTGCGAACATCATCCAGGTGCTCAACTACACCGACGACGCCGGGACCAGCTTCATCCCGGCCAACGAGCTGTGGATCTTCGGCGGCACGGTCGGCAAGATGGCGATCTACGGCGGGCTGCAGGTCAAGTCGTGGGACGAGAACACGGTCGATTATCGGCACTACAGGGCAAGGAAGGATGTAGGGGGGCTCGTACATCACAATGAACAGAGTCGCCGTATAATTGATTCCGCGGTCACGCCCTGAGGTCTCGCGTACATCATAGAAGGGCGCTTCACTCCGGTGAGGCGCCCTTCTTGTTGCCTAAAATCTATAGTGTCGGTAGTCAACTGCAATGATAGTGTCTATAGTCGACAAATTGTGCTATTGACATCGCTCGTGCATGAGTGTCATCATGCTCGACATGACGAAACTCTGCGCGACCGATGGGTGCACCAGCGAGCGCGTGACGGGCAACAAGGGCGCGGAGTCCTACTGCCGGCAGCACAAGAACGAGATCGCCCGAGCGACGCGCGCCGCGGGCAAGGGGCCAGAGGTCTTCACTCAGCAGGTATGTGCGAACGTCAACTGCGACAAGGTCTTTCAGGTCTCGAGCTGGGGACCGATGCGGCGGTACTGCAGCCCGGAGTGTCTGGAGGGGGCGCCCAAAGCTGCGCGAGCCGTTGCTCGCGCCGAGCGTCAGGAGCGGCGCGAGCATGAACTGGCGACCATGACGGAGAAGTTCTGTCCAGGACTACCAGCTACCACCGAGGGGCCGGAAGATCGCTGCGGGGTGAAGCCGGTTGAGGAGTTCTATAGCGTGAAAGGTCGACTGGACACCATCTGCAGGGAGCATCGGAAGATGGCCGGGCGCCGCTACGATGCGGCCCATCCTGAGACACGACGGGAGGGTAAGCGTCAGGGGGCGATGACGCTGCGTTTGTCCAAGATGACGTACAAGGGCCGTCCGATGACGGTGGCAGACCGTGATGCGGAACTTGCGAGTGATCCACTGTGTCGTGCTTGTAGGATTCGGCCGGCAACGGACGCTGACCACGATCATGCAACGGGTGCGTTCCGGGGGATGCTTTGCCGGAAGTGCAACCTACAGCTGCACGAGAGCGCGACTGTCCAGTGGCACGCCAATATCATCGACTACTACCGTCGCGCTGAAGGGGTGGCGGCGATGTATCCAATCTTGCCTCTGCCGGCGCCTTTGCCAGAGGGATCTTCGCTCTGTGTGTGCGGCGAGAGGCCGCCCGAGCCGGGGCGACGCTTCTGCAGGGAGTGTCGTAATGCCACTGAGGCGGAGGCCAGGCGGTCCCGTAAGGACTCCCTACGTGGTCGCCCTTGCGCTCGCGAGGGATGCTCCGAGCCTCGCTATGAGACTGACTCCCAGGTTGTCTCCTACTGCGCAAAGCATTGGCGCGAGCGAAGCGCTCAGAACCGCACGCCTTAGTTCCTTGCCCGCGTGATCCGAAGCCCTTGGTACCTACTCGCCAAGGGAGAGAAAGATGTTCGGAAAGACCCTGTCGTCATGACGATTCTGGTCATCGACGAGTCCTGGACCAAGATCGACCCGGCCAAGGCCAAGGCCGACGGCTACTCGGGCATGATCGGGTACCTGTCCAATGATCCCTCCAAGAACATCACGGCTGCCATTGCTGCGGCGTGGCACGCGCTGGGTATGAGCGTGGGTGTGGTCTGGGAGACTACGGCGCGTCGTAGCGCTCAAGGTCCGGTTGCCGGCGCGGCTGACGTGAATCTCGCAGAGCGCTTGGCTGTCGCGATGGGCGTTCCCAGGACGGTGGGGATCTACTACGCCACGGACTTCGACGCCTCCCCGGCGCAGGTGGATCCGTACTACGCCGCGATCGGGCAGGGCGCCACCTTCGGCTCGGGCTGCTACGGCGGTCAGCGCATCGTGGACGCGATGACCGGGTCGCGGGTCCGGTACGGCTGGCAGACCTCAGCATGGTCCTCCGGGATCAGCCCCAAGGCCAACCTCTACCAGCGTCTGGGTCACACCCTGCCGCCCATCGGCGGGAGCTCGGCAGGCTATGACGAGGATGTCGTCCTGGGCGAGGCAGGCCTGTGGTATCCCGACACGCGACCGCCGATCAGGCCGACTCCTGCCTCAGGGCCTGTGGTCATCGAGTGGGGTGTCCCTGCCCCGGAATACCCGCTGGGGCGGGGTCAGTACTTTGGCCCAGCTGGCGGTGGCGCCAACTCCATCAGTGGCTACTACAACCACGCTTCCGACCTACGGCGTTGGCAGGACCGCATGGCTCACCGCGGCTGGAATGTCGTCGCAGACGGTCGTTATGGCTTCCCGAGGGATCTGGCGCCTCGTGGACAGACCGCGGGCGTCGCGCTGGCGGCTCAGCATGGCTGGGGCCTGTCCATGGACTCGCTGATCGGGCCGGCAACGTGGGCCGCTGCGTGGACCCGGAACATCACCCGTCCGTAAGACACGAGGGCGACAACGCACGTTGTCGCGTCTGAGAGGAGACTGGCATGTCGATCAACAGCTTGGACACGGGGATGAACGTCCCGCTTGCGCGCGTCGAGATGGGCCCGCAGGTCAAGGCCCGCAACGCCGACGAGGAGGTGTGGGCGATTCAGGTGCCGGGCTCGGTGTCGCTGAGGGTGACGCAGTTCAACCGCTTCGGCCAGCCGGTGGAGGCATCCCTGGTGATGGGCCCGAACAGGGCCGGCCAGCAGTTTCGGATCAAGACCGTGGACCGGGAGGAGAACCAGGCCCGCTGCATGGACAAGGCTCATGACCCGTTCCTGAACGGGATGCTGGTGCGCATCGACGCCGACCAGCAGCAGGACCCTGAGACGGCCTCCACGGACGCTCTGTCCACGGAACAGCTGCTGGAGATCTACGACCTGGCCAAGGACGCCTTCAAGGCCCGGGTGGAGGGCTTGGGCGAGCTTCCGCTGCGTCGTCTGGCAGAGGTAGGGGAGTCGATGGACTGCTCCCACCTGCAGATCGGGCTCGTGCGTGATCTGATCGTGGAGCGGTACTCCAAGGGCGGCCCGCAGGCCACGATGGATGCTGAGGACCATTCCGGGACAGAGCACTTCTCATGAAGCGACCATCATGGATGCACACAGTCAGCCGGCGGAGGGCGGCAGGCTCCAGGCGTAACGGACGTCTTCGCTATGTGGGCACCTTTGCGAGCGACCGGAGGTCGTCGTGAGGGTCCGCAAGAAGCCGATCGAGGTCGAGGCTGTCCAGTGGTTCAAGAACGGCGACCATCCAGACGACCATGTCGGCGAGGTTGCGATTGACCTCATGGCTCCCGAGGATCGGAGCAAGGACTACGAGCGGTTAGAGGGTCGGGTGGTCAGGTTCTTCCGGCATCCTGATCCTGAGTATGCCGGCGAGCTCATCCACGAACCCTGTGGTCGCACCTGGCACGACCACGGGTGGATCGACACTCTCGAAGGCGGGCATACGGCCTGTCCTGGCGACTGGATTATCACCGGGATCGCGGGCGAGAAATACCCCTGCAAGCCGGACATCTTCGATGCGACCTACGAGCCCGTCACGCTGACCGATGGGATGCCGATACCTGGCATCACTGGGGACGGCGAGGAGCAGCCCTGAGAGCTCACGCCGCCCGGTAGACGGTTCCGGGCGGCGTGGTAGTCCCCAACGGGGGGCCAAGGATGACGGGCGGCGAGACCCGTGAACCTGGCCTCCCGTTGGCTTATCGCAGCGCGGGCCGACATACGCAGCGTTCTCCAGATGGCTCATGGAAGGAGCCCCAGTGAATCTCTCGCGCTGCGACCAGTGTGGCCAGTCCGACGACCACCCCAAGGTGCATTACTCCGATGGCAGCACGCGTCACCACGACTGCCTCTCCGCTGACCAGAAGGCTGAGCTCGCCGCTTCCAGCGACAAGGCTGCGGCCATCATCGCGGCAGCCGAGTCCGGCACCCACGGTGACGAGCTGCGTGCCCATATCTTCGATCTCCACAAGGCCGACCCTGCCGCTGAGGCTGAGGCCATTGTGACCAACACCCCGGAGGCCTGAGTCATGGCTGCTCTCGTTCAGGTCCACGCGAACAACATCATCGACGCCTCCGTGGGTACCACGACCTTCGTTGCCACGGTCACGCCGCTGAAGTGCCGTCTGATGACGGCCATCGGCTCGGCAACCGCGGCAGGCACCGAGCTCGCCACCAGTGGCTCCTACGTCGCAGCCACCGGCCTGTCTCCGGCGACGATGGCCTCGGCGGCTTCAGGCAGCGCGGCCTCCTCGGTGGCGCTGACCCAGACCAACATGCCGGCGGCCACGATCACCGCTGTCGAGCTGTGGGACTCCGCTGGCACGCCGCTGCGCAAGTGGTACGGCGCGCTGACCGCCAACAAGACCACGAACGCTGGCGACACCTTCACCATTGCCTCTGGGTCGCTTACCGCCGCCTTGTCCTGACTCCAAGGAGATCCACCATGGCCTGCTCTAGCGCCACCATCACGGAAGGCAACGCGTAGCCATGACCACGACACTGATTCCGGTCATGAACCTGACGGTTGGTCCACACGTGTTTGGCCCTGCCGATGTTGGGCTGGACGAGTCGCTGATCGAGGTGGACCTGGACCGGACCCTGACGCCCGGTGGCCTGAACGCCCGCACCGCGGATACGACGATGGACATCGGCGTTGACATGTCTTTTGACGGTGGGCTCACGTGGGTGTTCCAAGGCGGCGCCACAGGCATCAGGGGCGGCACTTACGTGGACCCCGATACGGGGCAAGTCAACACGGAGGTGTTCGGGGTGAGCCTCTGGAACCCCGGCACGGCTGGCAGGACCGTTCGCGCCACCGTCACCGTCTACGGGCCGTCCTCTGTGCGAATCTCAGGTTCCTTGATTGTGAGTTGAGGTCGTGGCGAACACCCGCGTCAACTCGGCCTCGATCAGTACCAACGGGACTACCAGCACGACGATCTCCACCACCCTTGGTACGGCTGTCAGTGCAGGCGACCTCATCATTGTCACCGCGTCCTGCAACGGCACCCACGTTACAAACGGCATGTCGATCCAGGACTCCGTCAATGCCGTCAACTACACGACGATCAGTGAGACAGACCTCGGCTCCGCCTCGATTCGCTGGCAGCAGACGTTCTTCTATGTGACTCCTGTCGCTCTGGCGGCGACTGACACGATCACCTTGACCACGTATGCGTCGCCGACTATCTCGTCGTTCGCTGCTGACGTGTTCAATGGCGCGTCGGGGACGATTTCGCAGGCTGTGCAGATGACGTCGGCGGTTGCTGGGACGACCGCTGTCACCCCCGCGCTGTTGTCTGCGCCGGCTGCCGGGGACTTGGTTCTGTCTCTCACGGTTGTGTTCTCGTCCACGCTGCCAACCTCGCCGAGCCCGTATCTGATGGGGTCTTCTGTTGGGCCACCACGGGCCTCGACCGGGTACGTCCTGGCCGCTGACGGGTCGAGCACGTATTCGGGTACGTGGACGTGGTCAATCAGCAACGTGTCTGCCCTGCAGACGGTCGCGTTCTCTCCTGCTGCTGGCGGGGCGACAGCTGCGGCATTGGTGGCAGCTTCTACGTTGACCGTAGCGGCTATCGATACAGTTCCTGCGGCTGTCTCTCTGGTTGCAGCTTCCACACTTACTGCAGATGCTGTAGTTACAGTTCCTACGCCGATCCATCACGACGTCGCAACGGTCGCACCGGCGTACACGTCTACCGGGACGCAGACCACAAGCCATGCCGGGTCGGCCTCTGCCCGCGCAGTGGTGGTCCTGATCGACCAGAACGGCACTGCTGCGGACGAGGTCAGCGGCGTCACCTATGGCGGGGTTGCGATGACCCGGCTGAGGTTCGGCACCGAGGCAACCGAGGCCGGTGCGACCTACGTGTACTGGCTCGACAACGTTGCGACCGGCACGCAGGACGTCGCCATGACAACCACTGCGGCCACTAACAAGCAACTGACCGTCGCCACCATGATCCCCTCGACTGCGGGTAACGCCGTCGCAGTGGCAGGTCACGCCACCGGGACGAGCACCAGCGTCGCGAACCCCTCATGGTCTATCACCGGGCTGACGTCCGGGACGGCACTGACGGCGTACGAGGTCATCCACTCAGGTTTGACGTCGATGACGACAACACCCGCCGCGTCATGGACCCTGATTTCCAGCACGGACCTTGGGGCGCAGGGCCGCGGGTTCGCCCGCCAGGACGTGGGCTCCTCCGGGACCACCCTGACATGCGGGTGGACAGCCTCCACCGCTGACGACTTCGTCGGCGCGTCGGTCGCGTTCTATGAGGTCGCTGGTGGCGTGACCGGAACCTTGGCATTGGTGGCAGCTTCCACACTGACCGTAGCAGCGGTAGTTACAGAACCTGCTACTGCCAGTCTTGTAGCCACTTCTACGCTAACGGTAGCTGCTATAGATACAGTTCCCGCTACTGTCAGTCTGGTTGCTGCATCCACCCTGACTGCCGGCGCGGCGGTCACTAAGGTCGCTGCAGTCGCCCTGGTCGCCGCCTCGACCCTCACCACGGCTGCCATCGACACTGTTCCTGCTGCAGTGGCCTTGACGGCCGTCAGCTCCCTGACCACTGCAGGCCTGGATACTGAGCTTGCTGCGGTGAGTCTGGTTGCCGCGAGCTCCCTGACCAGCGCGGGCCTGGACACTGAGCTCGCTGCGGTGAGTCTGACTGCCGCCAGCGCCCTGACAACCGCTGGCGTTCTGACCCGTCCGGCAACTGTCTCACTGGTAGCAACGGGCGCTCTCAGCACGGCGGCCAACGACACCACGCTGGCCGCCGCCGCCTTGGTGGGTTCGAGCACCCTGACAACGTCCGTTGTTGTCGCCGAGCCTGCCGCCGCTAGCCTGATCGCTACCTCGACCTTGGCTGTCGCGGCTTCAGCCACCCTCAGCGCGGCCGTTGCTTTGGTCGCCGGGGCAACCCTTACCTCTGCGGCCACGCTCGCTCGCGTGGGTGTGGTTGGTCTGGTCGCGGCTGCCACTCTTGTGGTCGCTGCTACTGACACGACCCCGGCTGCGGTGGCGATGTCTTCCACCTCCACGCTGACCGTCGCTGGGACTCGTGGGGTTGCTGCGACTGTCTCATTGGTAGCGGCAGGCACACTGACTACGGCTGGGGCCCGGACGGCCGTAGGAGTCGTGACGCTGACGGCAGCCGGCACACTGACGGTCGCTGCGGTCATCACGGTTCGTGCGGCGGTCTCGATGGTCGCGGTGTCGACCCTGACGCCCAATGCGTCCGGAAGCATCTCAGGCGCCGCTGCTTTGGTCGCTCTCTCGACTTTGACGGCTGCTGTCCAGGTGACCAAGGTCGGGGTGGTCGCTCTCACGGCCTTGAGTTCGCTCACGACTGGGGCCAGCGTCGGAGTGCTGGGTGGGGTATCGCTGGTGGCGTCCAGCGTCCTGACCGCCGCGGCCGGCGTGGCCGAGCAGGGATCCTCGATCCTGAGCGCGATGTCCACCTTGAGCGTGGACGCCGCATTGATCGTGCAGTCGGCTGCGAACCTTGCCGCAGAGAGCACGCTTACCACCGCGTTCCAGGACTTTGTCGTCCTGGAGGGCTCGGTCAACCTGGTGGCAACGTCCGTTCTCGGGACGGCGGCCATACGCCTGGTTGGCCGGGACATCGACATCACTGTGGGTATCCCGATCCGGTTCGAGCTCGGGGTGCCGATTGTGGCGCCTCTGCTCATAGGCGTCCCTGTCGATAACCCACTGACAATCGGTGTACTGACGCTGTAGGAGGAATGATGGCCACCGTCAAGTTCAAGCTCGACCACGCGGGCAGGGAGTACTTCCACTTCCCGGTGTCGGGCTTGCCGGGGGGCCTGTCTGGTGGCGGAGAGATGCTCTTCCCGCCAGCGACGACCTGGGAGGCTATGGAGTGGGTGATCTCCACCAATCCCGGCGACCCTGCCAATGGCGTGTGGTCGGTCTGGGATGGGATCACTGGACTACCGACCCATGCGCGCATTCTCGTGGCCGGACCTGATGTCGGCAGTGTCGGTGGGGTGGTGCTGGCCGCTGGCAGCACGACGATTCCCAAGTTCCGTCTGGCCAGCAATCCTGAGGTCATCATTCGTCCCAGCCCGGCCAGCATCGTCATCTCTTCCACCTAGCAGCCGACAGAGGACACCATGACCACGCTGCTAGATCTCGTCCCAAGCCTGAAGCGGCAGGTTGCCACTCCCGGCGATTTCGAGGTTGCTTTTCCCAACGCCGAGGACACTGACCTGGTCGGCTATCTCGGGGACGCCTTCGGACAGGCCCAGCTCGACGGCTTTTTCGGGACGATGGTCTGGGATCCCAACGCCAACACGGTGACCCCAGATCTGTCTCCTGGTGGGTCTGCGATCGTGGGGCTCTACGCCGCAGAGACCATTCTGCTGGCGAAGTTTCGCAACCAGCCGACGCGCACCGTCTACAAGGCTGGGACCACGCAGTACGAGGTCGACTACTCGGCTAACGTCCTGGCTTCAGAGATCAAGGAACTCCAGGCTCGCCGGGCGAACCTGCTCACGCAGGCGATGCGCCTGTTGCGCGCGTCTTCGCCGACGATCTACGTCACCGACGCCTACATCTCTCGCTCGTTCGGTTTCCTGCCGTGGTTCGGCGGCATCGACATGAACAACTTCGGCTTCTGGGCTTACGAGCTCACGGGTCCGTGGTGACTCAGTGGCCGACTCTCCTTCGATCCCGAACTTCAATGCCAGTGAGGTTCGTGCAGGACTTCGACTGGCAATGCAGGTTGGCCTTCCGGTGATTACCAGCGACCAGCCGACCTTCTTCCGTCCAGCGGTCGTTACTGGCGACGGCACTCACACGCTGGATCAGGGCGGCACTCCGTTCGATCCGGCATACCGACCCACCCTGACGAGGCCTGCTGGGATCAAGGTGCCGTGCTCGATGGACTACAAGGATGCCGCCGGCAACCTGGTGGCCATGGGGTCCGTCTCTGCTACCGGCATGGTGCTCACCCTGCTGGATGAGGACTACGTGAAGGTCAAGGGTTTTGCCTACTGTGTGGTCGCTGGCGTGAAATACAACTACGAGAGAACCGATCGACCGCAAGGTCTGGTCTCTGTCGGGATCTACACAGTGCACGTCTTGGCGGATGACCAAGGATGAGTTACGTCCGCGGCCAAGACCGCATGGTCTACCAGACTGTGTACGAGTTGATGAAGACTCAGTTGCAGGCGCTGGGATGGTTCGACTCCGAGCCGCCATTCGGTGCGAGCGTGCCAGCGACACTGCTCGAGGAGCAGCTGGATCCGAAGCTGGCCGCGATGGCCCCGAACACGGTGGCCATGTCCGAGGGAATGCAGCCCGATGACCAGGAGGGGGAGCTGGGCGCGTCCTACGGGGGTCTGTGGATCATCCGGCACACCCTCTTCATCGACGTCTATGGCGAGTCCATTGGGGTCGCCAAGGCCCTGTCCAGTGACCTGCGCGGTGTGCTCACCGGCCGGCTGCCGGGGACCAGTCGGTACCTGCCGATGACGGACTATTCGCTGGAGCCGCCGGCGCCGGCCGCCGGGCACATGCTGCACTTCGAGGATGTCGAGGTGGACCGGCCGCTGGGTGGCGCCAGCAAGCTGCGCTGGGAAGTAATAAAAAGCACCTGCGTCCATGAGTATTCCGCGACGGAGGGAACGTGGTGATCACTCTCAGTCCCGCTGAACTGATCGTTGCTGCTGATCGCGTCTCTCAGCGTCTCGTGTTGATGCCCAATGGCTGCCGAGAGTGGACCAAGCAGGATGGCAGCAGGGTAGAGACTTACGGCAAGATCGGCATAAATGGGAAAACCATGGGTGCCCATCAGGTCATATGGATGGCGGCGAATGGCCCGGTTCCGATAGCGCCCTGGGGTGGGGGAGTCCGACGTCTGGAGGTCTGTCACCACTGCGACAATCCACCCTGCTGCGAGTTGAGTCACCTCTTCATAGGCTCGCAGCTGGACAACATGAGGGACCAGATCAGCAAGGGCCGGAAGCGCAGCCGTGGCGTCTGGACCTCATGTGTGCGTGGCCATTCATTTGATACTGCCAACACCTACGTGGACCCGAATAACGGTCAGCGGGCCTGCAGGACGTGTAATCGGGACCGCATGGCGACTTATCGAGCGGCGCGGCCGTGAGCCAGGAGCTCACGAATCTTCTCACCTCCCAGCACAAGCGTCTGGTGGCCACCGTCATGAGACACATCGAGCGGGAGGTGTACCCAGTGCTCTCCTTGGATCAGCGCCGGGACCTGCGTGAGGTGGTGGTCCGTGCGGCCGGGGTGTACCACGACACCGCTCTGGACTGCCTGAAGGCAGTCTCTGTCGACGACACCATGGTTACTAACGAGCGTTTGTACGACCTGTTGGAGCTAATCCACCGGGCGTTGCCCGTGCCGAAGGGCAGGACCTGATGGGTGGTCGTCTTGCATATGCCGGCAAGGTCGGCTGGACCGTTGGCCTAGCGGCATGGCTGGATGATCCAGCCTCGAAGGTCAATCGGTACTGGCGCCAGATCGAGCAGGGTGAGTCCTTCGCGGGGGTGATCCTGATCGGCCTGTGGGGGGACCAAGCTGGTACGAACATGCGTCCGAACAAGCTGCGGGAGGGGCAGGCGCTGTCGGCGGCCGGGGAGGGGAGTCATCAGAAGTTCGTGCCGTTCGGCGAGACGAACGACGCGGCCACTGCGCTTCATCGGGCCCGCGTTGCATTCTTGTACTACATCACTGACGGCAGGATGGGCCGTCCCACGAATGCGGACCTGTCCAAGCTGCATGGCGCCTCGCCGTCAGAGCGCCGGCGGATCTTCTTCTGGATCATGAAGAAGGCCCCGATCAACAAGATCCCGTTCGTCTCGGCCCGGGCCAAGAGGTCGATCGAGGGGCGGCACTACTACATCAGGGCAGTGGAGAGCTTCGATCCGATGCAGGTGGAGATCGAGATGCTGCGGGCAGAGATTGGCCCACTCATTCGGGGCGCATTCACCCAAGGGAAGGCTCGCGCGGTCGTTGGCGGCGACTCGGCTACGGGGGCCAGGAAAGGCCGGGTGCAGGGCCGCGCCAATGTCAAGAGTTATCTTGGCGATCGGGGATACGATCCGCACCTGGGGTATGACAGCCATGTTGGAATTGCCACGGCGTCCG